AATAGAACCAAGCATGATGCAGCTATAAGTTCAGGACTTGCAATAATTGCAAATAACAGACACTTATATGAACCAAAACAACAAAGACAAACTAAAGTATTAGATTTTGGCTTTAAAAAATACAACAATCAAGGAAACATTTCAAAAATAATAAAATAAATGGATTCATCATCAACAGGTATATTCCCCTCTCAAGCAGTATCAAGTGGAGAAAAAGCAGGAAACGCTTATGGTTTAAGTGTTGCTAAGGCAATTGAATCAGAATGGTTTAAGAGAGATTCGGGATCAACAAAATATTATGCTAATAGAGATAACTTTCACAGGTTAAGATTATACGCAAGAGGAGAACAGTCAATACAAAAATATAAAGATGAATTATCAATAAATGGTGATTTATCATATTTAAACTTAGACTGGAAGCCAGTGCCAATTATACCTAAATTTGTAGATATAGTTGTTAATGGTATTGCAGAAAGAATGTATGATATAAAAGCATATTCTCAGGATCCAGCATCAGTAAAGAAAAGAACAGACTATGTTGAATCATTACTAAAAGATATGCGTACAGTTCAGTTTTCAGATTCTGTATATAATGAATTAGGTATAAATATATACGAAAATGATCCAGATACATTACCTGAAAATGAAGAAGAATTGAATTTACACATGCAGCTTGAATACAAAGATTCTGTTGAAATAGCAGAGGAAGAGGCTATAAATAATGTATTTGATCATAATAAATATGAACTAATAAAGAAAAGACTAGATTATGATATAGCTGTAGTGGGTATGGGAGCTGTTAAAAATGAATATACAACATCGGAAGGTATAAACATAAAATATGTTGACCCAGCTGATTTAGTTCATTCATATACTGATTCACCTTACTTTGATGATATATATTATGTAGGTGAAATAAGAAGAGTTTCTATTGTTGATCTTAAAAAACAATATCCTAATTTAACTGATGAAGATATTAAAAAAGATCTTGAAAACCAGGGAAGCAGTACTAAGTTATATAATAAAGCATATCAAACTGCTGATTCTGAAGATAACGCGTATGCTTATGTATTATATTTTGAATATAAAACATATAAAGACCAAGTACATAAAATAAAGGAAACTTCTACCGGAGCTAAAAAGGCAATAAAAAAAGAAGATACATTTAATCCACCAAAAGATCAAAGATCTAGATTTGAAAAAGTAAACAGAACAATTGAAGTAATATACGAAGGTGCTAAAATTGTTGGTACAGATAAAATGTTAAAATGGCAATTAGCTGAAAATATGACTAGACCAAAAGCTGATACTGTAAAAGCGCAATTCAGTTATAATATGGTTGCACCTAGAATGTATAAAGGTAAAATTGAATCACTTGTGAGCAGAATGACTACATTTGCTGATATGATTCAATTAACACATTTAAAACTACAACAAGTATTATCAAGAATGGTACCAGATGGTGTGTATTTAGATGCAGATGGTATTGCTGAAATAGATTTAGGTAATGGAACAAACTATAATGCTCAGGAAGCATTAAATATGTATTTTCAAACAGGTTCTGTTATTGGTAGATCAATGACACAGGACGGTGAATTTAACAATGGTAAAGTTCCTGTACAAGAATTACAGTCCTCTGGGTCTAATGCTAAAATATCAAGTTTAATTAATTCATATAATTATTATTTACAAATGATAAGAGATGTGACTGGATTAAATGAAGCAAGAGATGGATCGGCACCAGATAAAAACGCATTAGTAGGATTGCAAAAAATTGCTGCTGCAAATTCAAATACAGCAACAAGACATATATTGCAAGGAGGATTATATTTAACGTTGAAAACAGCAGAAGCTGTTTCGTTAAGAATATCAGATGTTTTAGAGTTTAGTCCTACAAAAGAATCATTTATTAAAGCAATAGGTAAAACTAATGTAGGAACTTTAGAGGAAATGAAAAAATTGCAATTGCATGATTTTGGTATATTTTTAGAATTAGCTCCTGATGAAGAAGAAAAACAATTATTAGAAAATAATATACAAATGTCTCTTCAAAAAGAACAAATTAATTTAGAGGATGCTATAGATATTAGAGAAACTAAAAATTTAAAACTTGCAAATCAGCTATTAAAATTAAGAAGAAAAAGAAAATTTGAGCAAGATAGGGCAATACAACAACAAAATATTCAAATGCAAACTCAGTCAAATGCACAAGCAGCTCAAGCATCAGCACAAGCAGACGCGCAAAAACAACAAGTTATAATACAAGGCAAAGCTCAGCTAGCTCAAGTAGAAGCTCAATTAGATTCTCAAAAAATGGAAAGAGAGGCTGAAATTAAGATGATGTTAATGCAAAGAGAATTTGAAATGAATATGCAACTTAAAGACGCTGATTTAAATGTAATTAAAGATAAAGAGAAGTATAAAGAAGATAGAAAAGATGAAAGAACAAAAATACAAGCTTCTCAACAATCTGAACTTATACAACAACGAAAGAATAATACACCACCAAAAAAGTTTGAATCAGCTGGTTTTGATAATTTAGGTGGCTTTGGTTTAGAACAATTTGAACCAAAATAATAAATAAATAATAAACAATGAGTAAAATACCAAGAAATGATTGGACTGGTAGTATAAACGGTTCAACATATACAACAGCAAGTTCAAATGCAATAACTCCTACATCAGGAAATGTTTTTGTAGCAATAACAATGTTAACAGATACAGTTTTTGATAGCGCGAGTGGTTTAGTTGCTGAAAGCGCAACAACATATATTAATACTGAAGGCATTGGTGCTGGAGCAAATGGTATAGTTGTTGATAGTGTTACATTCCCAAAAGGAGTAACAATCTACGGTCGATGGACTGAAATTGATGTGAACTCAGGAACTATAGTAGCATATCAAGGAATTTAAAGGTAAAAGTATTCTTACCTTATTAAAAGAGTACAACTAATTATATTATATTATGTCAGAAGAAGTAAAAGCAACTGTAGTTGAAGATGAAAATCCATCAGCTGCAGAGCAAGAAACAAAAGTACTCAAAAAAATGGGTGCTGATATAGGTGAAGAATCTATAACTAAAGTAGATTTAAGAAAAACTAAAGAAGAACCAGATGCCGTTCAAGAACAAAGCACAGATGAAAGCCTGTTACGCGGAAGCGGCACGGATGAAAAAACAGGGGAAGAAGCCGAAGTGGAATTGCAAGAAGTACAGCAAGAAGAAAATCAATTAACTTTAGAAGAAGTAATTGAAGAAGAAACTAAGGAAGAACCTAAAGAAAAACAAGAAGATCCTGTAGAGGAACTTAAAGAAGAAATAGAGGAAGCTGTTCAAACATCACAAGATACAGCAACTCCATTACCAGAAAACATTCAAAAAGTTGTAGAATTTATGAATGATACTGGTGGAACGTTAGAAGATTATGTAAAAATTAATCAAGATTATTCTAACATTGATGATTCAACTCTTTTATATCAATATTATAATCAAACAAAATCACATCTTACAAAAGATGAAATTGATTTTTTAATTGAAGATAATTTTAATGTTGATGAAGAAATTGATGAACCAAGAGATATTAAGCGTAAAAAACTCGCTTATAAAGAAGAAATTGCAAAAGCCAAAAGCTATTTAGAAGGATTAAAGGACCAATATTACGAAGAAGTCAAGTTGGGTTCTAAGTTAACCGATGATCAGCAAAAAGCAATTGAGTTTTTCAATACTTACAACTCTGAGCAATCAGAACAGCAAAAGCTGCAAGAGAAGCAGACTGAGCATTTTAATAATGAATCTAAAAAAATATTTACCGATGAATTCAAAGGTTTTGAATTTAACGTGGGTGATAAAAAATATAGATTTAATGTTAAAGATAAAAAACAAGTTCAAGATAGACAAGCAAATATATTAAATGTACTTGATAAATATATCAGTGAAGATAATATGTTAAAAGATGCTTCTGGCTATCATAAAGCTCTTTTTGTTGCGGACAATGCAGACGAAATTGCAAATCACTTTTATGAACAAGGTAAAACTGACGCTATAAAACAGTTAAACGCAGAATCCAAAAATATAAATATGGATCCTCGTAAAACCGGTGTTGTTGAATCTGATGGATTAAAAGTAAGAGCAATTTCAGGTGATGATAGTTCAAAACTTAAAATTAAACTTAGAAAATAACAATAAAAATTTCAATATAAAATGGCAGCAATAACTCCATCAGCTGGAAGCTCGTTGAACGCAACGCCGGCACCAGCTAAACAAACTTTGTCATCTAACTACCTATCATTTACAGGTGGTTCAAATGACTGGTCTCAGCAATACCTACCAGATTTATACGAACAAGAAGTTGAAGTATTTGGAAACAGATCTGTGGCTTCTTTCGTAAGAATGGTTGGTGCTGAAATGCCTATGACTGCAGATCAAGTAATTTGGTCTGAGCAAGGTAGATTACACTTACACTATAAAGGTGCAGCAGTAGCTAACACCGGTGTAATTACAATTGCATCTTCAGGAACTCACGCAGTAAGAGTTGGTCAAACTATCGTATTAAGCGATAACCAAACTTCTCCTACAGTAATTAAAGCGTATGTTTCTGCAGTAGCAGCTGACAACACAACATTAACTGCAATTCCTTATTCAGGAGGTGCAACTGTTGGTGCTGTATCTGGTTTCGTAACAACAGATGACGACGCTACAGCAACGTGTGACTTATTCGTATTTGGTTCTGAATTTAAGAAAGGAACTTCAGGAATGACAAACGCAGTACAACCATCTTTTGCTTCTTTAACTAATAAGCCAATTATCATCAAAGATAAATACGAAGTTTCAGGATCTGATGCTTCTCAAATTGGTTGGGTTGAAGTAACAGGAGAGCAAGGACAGTCTGGTTACCTATGGTATTTA